GAAAGGGGGACCTGGTGAAGTGAACAAAATGTGATGACGGTCCTTTAGAGTTCAACTGATCAACAAAGCAATTCTCGATGAGGGATGGCCGTGGAGAAGGGAGGGAGCTGAAGAAACACCGAGAATGTGCATTCGTTAAAAAGCATATTTTATTTTAGTTCAAATCGCTAATAGCTAAATAATTTCTGCAATTGTGTATATTGAACAAATTCGTTCATTGGACGAATAAATGATTCTTGCTTGCTTGAGTGGGAAGCTGGCTAGAGCGTTTCGCGGTTCAATCTGTCTGAGGGTACATGAGGTCCCCAGTCATTCGTTCATCCTCTCCGACCCTCAACTGCCTTCGTTCTCTCTCTCGTACATTTCACAAAGCTCATTGAGGAACTGGTCATAAGTCCTCCTGAACTTTAGCTTGTAGAGTCGGTCCCTTGTTCGCGGCGTGATCTGTATCGTTGTCTTCTCGTCGACCATCCTGATCCCCTCATTACTTTGTTAATCCGTATACTGCAATAGAACTATATTTACTATTGCACGTCTTATTATTATGCATTACAATATCAATATAATAAATATTGTAATTATCTAATCATATAATGCAAATATTGCTATCCAGGTTAGTCATTTCAATAATTCAATGTCTGATTTTATCCATTTAAGTCAACGACGGTCTCCCAAATATCAACTTGGAATCGACGCAAAGCGGGTGAGAAGCAGGCAATTGAGGATGAACGGGCGACTCCCCCGAGCAGAAGGCTAAGGTGCCGTGGTCCGCCCGAGCCTCTCGATGTTCAGTAGGTATGTTCGGCGCCTTTCTTCGTAGACCGCCCTGTTAGGACCGAAAGGAACGTACTCCGAGACCCGTCACTTGTTCTTGATGAAATCTAGTTTGATCTGATTCGCTAGGCCTTTGAGCGAGCCGAATTCCACCCTCTCTGGTCGTTCCTGCATCTTCACCGTGGCCCAGGCTATGAGCTCGGGATTATGGTGCCTATGCAGAAATCCTGTCCGCTGTCGGTCAGGCCCTCATCAGGTTCTTGAACCTGCCCGGGATGTCCTCGAAGTCCTGAGCGTCGCCCGCGTACGCTCCTTTCACTAGTCGCACCCGTATCCCGTTCTTCACCATCGATTCAATATCCTTTGCTGTCCGGTCGAGGTACGCTTGCAACGCGACCGTCACTGGATACTGGGTCTCCACGACCGCTCTTGCAGCATCAAGAGTGAAATCGATCGTGGCTCTGCCTTCCATATCAATCTCGAAACCGATGCCGCGAAGCGAAGCCTTCTTGGCGATCGAGAGCAGGTTCAGTAGGCAGGCATCCTTGTCAAAGGTGAAGCCAAGCGTACTCACCTTGACGCTCAAGGCGGCGAACATCTTTTCCTTGGCGAGCAGCTTGACGATATCTAAGTAGTCGCTCGTGGCCTTGAACGCTGTTGGTTCATCGTTGGCATAGTCGTCCAATATCTCCAGTACCACCTTGATGCTCTGCCGATTTCGCGCCTTCCCTCATAAGATGGCCGAGTGCCTGCCAGGTAGCGCCCAGCGATTCTCATACTCATTCATGATAGAAGTCAGTGCAGTGGCAAATGAATCAATCTACGGTGATTTGCGAGGTAGCCTATCCACTCTCTGGGGGGTATGTCAAGAAATAATAGAAGATGGGAAAGGGTTTTGACCGTTGTTGCCAGGTGCCCTGCCTATTTCTTAACCAGGAGGGGCAAGAGCATCTTGCCCTTTATGGTCAGAATTCCGATCGCCGCCGCAATGTACATTGCGAGGATGAACGTCAGCAACGAGAACACACCGACCAGCATGCGCATGTCGGACGTGTCCGCCTTAAGCGGTTCGTTCTGCCATGCACCGAGCAGGAAGAACAGGATCGCGGCCACGAGCAACAGTATCGGCAGGATCCTCACGGGCTGCATGAACGCCACCAGGGCGTCAAGCAACAGGACGATGCCGATAAAGATGGTGGCGTACATCGCCGCGGGCCCAGCCAATATGAAGCTTGGGAACGCGATGAAGAAGAACGCCAACGGCCCGAACACAGCGGTCAACAGCATATTCTCGTTGATGAACGAGACCAGGGTGCACAACAGCAAAGCGCCGCCAGCCCAGGGCAGTATTCCTACAATAGTCCCTGCTCCCGCGGCGAGGTCGAACACCTTCAAACCATACATTGCTACCACGAAGGTGACCCAGCCAATCGCGACAAGCCCTAGGACCTCGGCCCCGGCCAACTTCATGTGCAAATTTCTTTCTTCAGCCATTCTTTTCTCCTCCTTTGTGGACAATGGAAAAGGATGAGACCAGGTTCAATTCCCCAGTTGATGGGCTCTAGCCACTGGATTACCCCAATGGTGTTGCACATCAGCCCCATTGTGATCCCCTTTCCCTTCCAATCATGTCCCGGGATTGCGCTTAGCAGTCCCAACGGGCCTACCATCCGGACCCGAGAATATAAGCTTTTTCACTTCCAGGAAGCAGAACGATGCTTCTAGGCACATTCGTGGGTCATTGAAGGATCATGTCTACAAAGAGGGCGATTCTCCGTAACACTTAAATACCTTCTATTTGGATAGGTTGGGCCCCCAGTGAAGGCGTCCTGGGATTCCAATGCCAGAGGGGTTTTCGACAGCTATCATCGTGCAGTGCTCTCTATCGACAAATGTCAGATAGTGATGGATTCCGAGAGAACGGCGACGCTCGCTTCTCCTTGCATATGCGCACCCGCGCTCCTTTCCAATAGCTGGATAGACCTCTTGTGACGAGGATCCTTGATCTTCGATGCGATCATCAACTGGACTCTGTTGAAATCCTCTACGGTTACGACCGATTTATGATCAGAGGGAATGATCAGGCCATCCCATCTCAGATAACCAGCGTACAGAGGATTGCGGAGCAGCCTGCTTATGGACCAGACCGACCATTTTCCATCTCTCTTGGTCCCTAGGGAATTGTTGTTCAGATCCCAAGCCATCCAGTTCATGGTCCTGCCGCTCTGATAGGATGCGTAGACATGTCTGACTAGAGCGGCTTCTTGCTCGACTGGCACTAGCTTTCCGCTCTCGAACCGATAGCCGAACGGTATGTTGAACCCCAGTAGTCCTGAACCGGATTCCGCCTTCTGCCTCATGCCCATATAGGTCCTCTCGCCGATCTGTTCGCTCTCCAGCTGCGCGATGCGCTGGATGATGTCGACCACGAACCGACCGACGGCGGTAGAGGTGTCCAACGACTCGTTCATACTGGTGAACTTCTTTCCCCATTTCTCTAAGTCTTCCATCATGATCATGAAGTTCTTGCTATTGCGGTGTATGCGGTCCATCTTCATGACTAGAATGATGTCCCAGATATCCCTCTCCTGAAGCATCCTCTGATATGCTGGACGCTTGGTGTTGCGTCCGGAATGCCCGTCTTCTTGGTAGAAGCGGGCAATTTCCCAGCCCTGCGCGTCACAATAGGCCAGAAGGCGTTCCTTCTGTGCCTCGAGCGAGAAGCCTTCCTTCGCCTGGTCCTCGGTGGAGACCCGAGCGTAGATGGCCACTCTAGGCATTGGCCTCGGCCTCCTCCGGTTCTAGGTGAATGTGATCTTGGCCGATGTTCCTGGCCTTCGATGTCATCAACGTCTGAACGGCATTGAAATCTGAGACGCTCATCAAAAGCTGGTGCTTGCCCCGCCGCAATATACCATCCCAGAGCACGTAGCCGCAGTAGATAGGATTGGTGAGCAAATTGGCGATGGTGCCCTTCTGCCACTTCGCGCCCTTCTTGGTGGGAATGCTTTCTTCGTTCAACCGATCAGCGATCTCCTGGACGGTCATGCCATTCAGATAGCAGGCGTAGATGCGTTGGACCACCTCCGCCTCGGGGTAGATGACAGAGAGCTTTCGTTCAGCATACTGATATCCATATGGCTGCCCGAAGCCCAGGTATCCCGCTCCCTTCTTCGCCTTCTGGGTCATGCCGACCTTGACCCTCTCGCCGATCTGTTCGCTCTCCAGCTGCGCAATGCGCTGAATGGTGTCCATGACGAAGCGACCGATGGCGGTGGTGGTGTCGAAGGACTCCTGCATGGAATTGAACTCCTTGTTCCATTCTTCCAGGTGGTCCATCATCACCGCGAAGTTGCGACTGTTGCGGTGTATGCGGTCCATCTTCAAGACCAGCAGCACGTCCCAATTGTTCTTCTCCAGCATCATTCTCTGGTAGGCGGGCCTCTTGACGTCGCGGCCGCTGTAGCCATCGTCCACGTATTCCGCCGATGACTGCCAGTTCCTTGCCTTGCAGTAAGCATTGAGACGCTTGAGTTGGGCAGGTAGGCTGAAACCCTCCTTGGCCTGGTCCTCGGTGGACACCCTGGCATAAAGCGCAGCTCTCATCGCGGAACCTCCCGCTAAGCGTCCAGATGCTGCAGGCGGAGTGCTACCCATCCCTCAGCCGACAACTGTCTGACATAAGTCTATGAATTGTATATATATATGTCGTACAAGTGAACATTTATGTGCATTGGATAAACTAAGTATAATAGTAAATGTGATAGCGATACATATTATTTAATGTTAGCATGACTCGAAGTATAGGTTTATGATACCCAATCCGATGCACTATCCACCGATGCAACCGCAGGATGATCTTGAATCAAGGATCGCCCAACTTAGAAAGGAGTTCGGCGGCCTGATTGAGGACGATACCCTACGCAGGATTGCGCTGGACGAGAAGGGCTTACCTATGGCTTCGACAAGCAATGCGAAGAAAGTGGCGGACCTCAAGGACCGAGAGGAAGTGACGATCGAGCTAGAGGTGGTCAAGGTCAGCGACACCAAGCAGTTCGAGAAGCGCACCGGCGGACAAGGAAGGG